TAATGGGATTTTCCAACTCCGGTTGCACCGTAGACCCATTCGCCTTCGGTCATCTCGGTACGGAACTTTTCACGAAGTGCAAGATCCTCGAGTTTATGGAAAGTCCGACCGTACTGGTGGTACTTGGCCGGATCGGTTTTGCAAATGTCGTCCGGAGTGGACTCACCATCCATAATCGCTTTTGCGATGTCGGCAATGTCGGTCCGATTGCCTTGGCCTGCTGGGGCGATTTCGCCCTGGGAATAAAACTCGTCCTCCTCCTTCTGAGAATAGTCCTGGTTTTCACCGGCGTTACCGCGGGCGATTTGCCAATCACCGAAACCAACACCAAAGAACTTGGCGAACTTTTTGATTTCGGTTTTCATTTTCCGAGAATTCTCGACTTCGTAATAACCGTCGACGTGGAGAGTGCCCGTAGTGGGACACGTCTCCCTGGCACCATGGAAATACGTCCAATGGTACTTGGCGGCCATGGCCTTGAGGAGATCAATCATTTCGGAGAACTCGCGTTCTTTCATCCAAAGGACGATCTTGTATCGGCCGACCGTCATGCCGCGTGCGCACCCCTAAAAATTATTTTGTGTCGGCCCTCTAAGGACCAGACGTAATAGCGTGCGCACAGAATCTCTTATTTGAACATGTCTAATTGCTGCACATTTTCACGTTTGCACGGGGAGGGGAATCTTTCGACTGCCGCTTCCCCAGTCAAGCTGGGTCGCTGTCGCAGTCGCGCTTTGAGGGGTGTGGCACCCCTTTCGTGCCTAGTACTGGCCCGTCGGATCACGCCACGTGCGGACCGTTGAACAATCCACAGTGCACCGATCAGCATCTGCGGAACTGTCGTCGCAGCTGATAAGGCACCAGAGTGGTTGACCGAGTGGGATGTTAGTGGGCCCGAAATCGTCGGTGTTCTGGTTGCCCTGGATGTTAGGAAGAGTAAACTGCTGGACGCAGAGCTTACCGCCCTTCGGCTTGATGGTGAACCGAACGTATTGAGTATTGGCATTCGTACCCTTGATATCGGGAGCCGTCTTGGAAGAGTTGAGGTAGACCCATCGGTCGATGTAGGTCTTGAAACGGTTACTTGGGAGGTAGTTTCCAAAAGTTGGCGTTGCCATGTGATGGAAGTTGGACATTGCCGATGGCAAAATCATGTTGTCGAGGGGAGCGGTGCTAGAATTCGGAACGAGCGCGGATGCCTTAACACCAAAGACTTGGATGCGAACACGCGCGTTGGAGAGGTTGGGACGGCCTTCGAGCTTGATAACCGTACTGGCACTGACGGCCAGGTACTTGCCGGAACCAACGGAATCGTTGTTGTATCCGTCGTGGAACGGATTGGTTGACAGATTGGGTGGAACTTGCCAGTGAGTGGCGCCGACGACGTTGCCACTAACGTCTTGCTGGTAGACTTGGCCACCGATGTTACTGGTGGTTTCCTGTTTGGAAAAATCCATGATATCCCAGAGGATGGGACGGGTTTCGGAAACCGTCATGATGTCTGCGAACTTGACGAAGTTACGCTGGATGGTCCCGTACGCCGCCATGCGAACGGACTCGATCTTACGGGAGAGGCGGTTGACCGCGAGGGCATTGGCTCGGGTGTACGACCTGGCGGTCTTCTTCTTCTTCGGAACTTTAACAGCACGTCGCGGAGCACGGCCACGAGACATGCGACCGCGAGCGCGACCAGTTCCCTTTTTACGTCCATACGCCATATGTTTTATGTGGACAGTGATCTTCCGATCACATCCACCACGTCGTTCCGACGGAGTAAACATAGGCTAGCGCCGATAGTGGAATGAGTGAAAAACAAAAAAAATTTTTTTCACTTTTTTCAAATTTCGCCTAAGTGACAAATTTGGACCTGAAGTGGTCACAGGTAATACTAAACTGTGACCTCATTTTCGGGCGACGCAGTTTTTTCAAGTTTCGTCACCTTGAACCGACGGTTGAACTGGTCGAACGAGTCGTCCGATTCGAGATACTCCTTGTAAAGGATCTCGGGACGTACGGAAGACGTGATAATCACTTTCTTTGCGAGGAATGGCGCGGGCTCACGACCGCGCCTTGGAATGGTGTATGGCCATTTGTCAACCAAGTTGAGAAGTTCGCTGAACTTGATCTGGCCGCGGAATTCATTGATAATGACGGTTTCCTGGCCATTGTATCCGTCTTGCCAACCGTTGTCGTTAAGCTTCCAAAGGTAGTGCGTTTTCGGATTGTATCCCTGGAATGCGTAATGGGATTTTCCAACTCCGGTTGCACCGTAGACCCATTCGCCTTCGGTCATCTCGGTACGGAACTTTTCACGAAGTGCAAGATCCTCGAGTTTATGGAAAGTCCGACCGTACTGGTGGT